AGGATACATTGAAGTATATTCTCTTACAAGAGTGTTGTTTCCTTTGCGATATACTTTAGATTTAGTAGTATCGAAAGCCATTTTTCTAAGTTTTTCTTGTTTTTCGAGATATTCTTCACGATTCCACTCTCCTTCAAGTTCTTGAACGTAATTGATATACTCTTCAAGATCTTCTGGAGCTGAATTTTCGATTACGTCGCTTACACCGACTTGATCATCGTTCCAAACATAATCGTCTATCCATTTGTTTTTCTCATAATCACTCTTAGAAAGCTTTAATTGATTCTTATCGAAATAATGTTCTACACCAACTTGATGGTTGACCGTAATAGTTTCTTTTATAGTTTTATTGTCTTTGTCTTTCTTTTTGATAGTTTTTGTATCGATATCAAATACGAAATTTTCGAGAAAACGATTAACATTTTGTATATTTTCGCTAGTGTCGTACATATCATAAATCTCTTTGGAGACTTTGTATTCGCGACACATTTTAACTTTTCCAACAGTAATCTTATATTTATTGATTATTTTCTTAAGTTTATCCCAATCTATCGAGTTATTAGCTGGCGGATTATACATCATAATACCGAGTTTATCTTCATACATTCTCTGAAGATATTCTTCTTTTTCAATTTTAGAACGAGAATTGAAATATGATTCTACATAATTACCCCATTCAAGATTCATATCTTTGAGATATTCTACAAGGAGTTCAATCGATTCTTCTGTCGTTTTACATTTTATCATACGTCTCCGAATTTCATCGGATATATAGTTAATCAACTGCTCGAACAACTGGTCTGGATTAGTTCTACCTACAAGACCTGCAGCTGAACAGATAATATCAGCTCGATTGCCATATTGGTCTACAGGCATCCATTCTTCTGGCCATACTTGACCAATTACTGCTTTAGCACCACAACGATTAGTAAGTTTCATAGCAGTAGACAATTTCTGTTGATCTGCTGTATAAATCGTAATATGTGCAAATTCAAAATTACCCGTATTACTAGAATATTTAGTATCAGGATTGATATAATTTCTAGCAGTATATAAACACTGAATAAAACGATCGGTTATATGGTTAGATGTATCATTAGCTATAGGCTGAAGTATATTGACCAATTCTTGATTGTATCTCAACTGGTCCATATAAATATTATATAATTGTTCACGATGAGGATCTTTCTGCAATTCTTCGATATCATTTACTTTGATATCGATATCAACAACTTGACCGTGAGCACCAAACTTATTATCGGTGTAATACATTTGTGTCAAAGCCATATCGGTAAAATCCGAGGAAATATTTTTCTTTTCCATTGCTCTGATAGCCAAGAGTATTCCTTTGTCGGAAACATACTCTCCTACAGATGGAATAGATTTATATTCCATGAGATTACCGTAAATGTTAAGCAAAATGTCATTGCGTTGTATATCGATTTCAGTTTTACTGATAAGATTGAAGTTAACGCTGTTACAGAACTTTTCACTAGCAATAATCGAGTCTTCTTTTACACCATGAAGAAACATATATGCAACTTTGACATTTTTACCATAACGATAGTTTCCCATTGCGTCGAGTGAGTTAGATTTATAGATTACATCATCGCGATTAATCGTACTTCCAACACCTTTCTTATCAACATAAGTAAATGGTCTTAAATAACCATGCTGATCTGAAAGTTTTTCATAATGTGATACTTTAACAATATCGTAATTTCTAGTTCCTTTTTCTCTTAGTACAAGAGTATAAATCATATCGGGAAAAGATGAATGTCTTACAACTTTACCAACGATTTCATAGTTTTTCGTAGCTTTATTATAAGAATTAAGATATTTACCGAATATTTTCTCGTATCCTGTGAAGCATCTTGGTGATTCAGGATTATCAAGCATTACATGTTGACTATAATGTACAGAAAACATGTGTTGTCTTGGACCGGCCGCTGCAAATGGATGTGAAAGCAATCCAGTAGATAAAACTTTATCGATATTATCCCCACTATATTTATCGATAAGATATTTCATCTCTTCTTCAGAAATTTGTCCCGATGTCATATAGACTATCCTCCATTTCTAGTTTAAACTAATAAAAAAATATATAATTCTATTTTTCTTTAGTTTTTAAATTGGCAAAAGGACTAAAGAAATAAGTCTTATGCCAATCTTCTTTATCTAGCTTGTTTTTAATCTTCTGTTCTTTTGTTTGCTGCGGTGTATCCGTCGGTTTTGTATTCTTTCGTTTTACGTCTTTATTAGACTTCTTGTTGTTAATAGCCTTCTTTACAGATTTAATAATCGATGTTGCTTTTGTAATATCTACATGCATAATAGTACTCCTTTAAGTATTAAATATTATATAATATAGTTTAGACAGATTTAAAAAATAAAAAAAAGAAACCTGCACTGGCGTGTGCAGGATTTCTTTTTCAGCGAGCGACCTTAGATTTTACTCCTCAGTCTTCTCCTCGTTGATTTCTTTTTCGGCCTCTTTTTCTTCCTTCGCCAATTTCATAGTGTGGATGCGGAAGTCTGACTTGTTGTCAGCCGCATTCTTGCGAAGGCGGTGAATGCAATTCTGCACATCGTAGACCTTGTCTTCGGCGCCGATGATTTCTCCGAGGAGATCATGGATGAAGTTTTTGAGAGCGGTCCAGATCTTCTTCATCTGGTCGATGAAAGACGACACGTCTGTATTAGACGCGTCGACTTCAGAATGATATGCCCTGTAGAGCTCTTTGAGCTCTTCAGAAGAGATGTCGAACGACATCTCGACATGAACGTCGAGAGAGTCGGCTGTTGGATTGACCAACTCTTTGACCTTCTCGATCAAAGATTTTCTCTGGGCGAATTTGAATGTTGTTGAAAACCTCATAGGTTTACTCCTTAGTTTTATAGAGTATTCTTTCTCTTTTAAATGACAGAGAAATCTTTCTTCCATACGGAATACTTTCTCTCTATCACTAATATAATACATAAAAAAAAATACTAATTGAACGGATTGTAATAAAATATATACTGGGTATATTTAATACCCAGTATATGAATAAATTAAACTATTACGTTACTTCCATTTAGAAGTATCAGAATCAGCGAGAACGTATTCGGTTTCACCAATAGTTATAGAATCCTGATAACGTTTAGGTCCAAATGAATCATCTCCAAGATACATTTCGTTCTTAGCGAATTCAAATTCATAAGGATCAAATACACGATTATAACTATCGTATCGTTTCAATGCTTCAGACATAGTTTTAACATATTCTACAATATCGTCAGAAACTACCCATCCATGATTCACATATGACGGATAGTCAATCGAATAACGCATAATGATATCAATCCTGTCTTCAACAGAGACTTCTTGCCCGATATTCGAGATATCCGGAGCCGGCGTATGTAATATAAACTTGTTGAGCAAATACAAACGGGTTGTAAACGACAACGCTCTAGCCAAAAGAGGAATCTGATGACATTTTTCCAGAAGAGTTTTACGTGTAAACGTGACTTCTGGAAGAACGGCAAGTTTATACGCCAACGGAGAACCAGTCAATCCATATGAGCCTTCACTGTACAAGATTTCAAAATCTGTAAGTTCAGGCTTATATCCTGTAGCAGAATCGAAAATCATAGGAAGTCTTACACCCTCTGGACCATTTTTGTTTTTCAACCAATCCATGAATGCAGCTATACCATGTACAGAATCACCAAAAACTTTGGATTTCTCGTTAAACATTCTCTCTTTGAGAGACAGCATACCAACACAATATGACTGATACAAAAGCTCGTTTCCACCTTTGACTTTCTGGTTAAACTTCATCCCGGGTAGTTGTGGCTTCGGCGGATTATAACGATCGAGTACTGGTATTTCTACAAGGTGATTAATCATTATAACACAAATCTTAGCATCTTCACACAATTTCTTAACTTCGTTAATAAAAATCGTGTTATCTTTTGCAATCTGCATAGCGTCCATGTTAGATGTGCCAGCTACAGAATCAGAAGAACTAGCTTTAAGATTTCCTTCTTTGTCGTATTCGAGTTCCGTTTTAGAACGTACAGCGGCAATAGAATCGATAAGAGCATACGTTGTAGGCAGTATTTTAATTGCTTCGCCTGTAATCGAACGATATCCTGTAGTAATTTCAAGTTCTTTTCTATGAGCAAGCTTTTCTTTTGCCAATACAGCAAGATCATTATAAATCTCGATAATAGACCAAGGTTTAGTAATAAATCTTACTCTTTCCTGCATTTGCTGCTCATCCCAGCCAGAAACATCCTGCCAACGTTTTGGAGATGTGTGCAATTCTACGTTATAGAATACGCATTCTGAAACAGGTCCATACCATTTATACCAGTTATCGATACATGCGGAAATTACCTGAATCCACAATGTAGTTTTACCTACAGCAGACATACCTATCTCTGTGTACGGATTGTTAAACATACCACCGTTTAACAATTCGATATCGATATTGTTTACCGAATGTTCGATGTTACTAGACATGATATCCAATGGAGTAAATCCACTAAACATACCGATGTCCGAATTAAAAGAACCGGCTTTTCTAAAAGTTTCGTTGACTTTATTCAACGAATTAAACAAGAAACTCATCATTTACCTCCAGATGATTTATTTGTATTAGATTCATGTGACGGAACAATACGATAATTATTATATTCTTCCGTTGTATCAGTCATATGATATATATTTAATTTTATTGCGCATAACTTAGATTGATCGTAATCGTCCATCAGAGAAACATAATTAACTGAAATTCCTCCATCTGGAGAAGAATTCCTCACATCATCAAGCAATTTTTGAGTTTCGCTTTCAGCTTCAGCGTATCTAGCCCACAATTTATTTCGTACGTATTCTGTTATAAACGGAATACAAGTAGGTTTCGGTTTCTTTTTTTGAAAATATGAATCGATAGAATAACCAGAATGATATTTAAACAATAAGTTTTTAATACTTTCTGGAGTTTCAGATACATACATTAAGTATATTTTCTGTACAAAATACTCAAAAAATAACGTGTTATTTGTATTTCCGTCATCTTCTTCTCTTGCTAAATAGAGATCTGGACGTATAAGACACGAAATTAAATCTTTGTATTTATTAGAATACAATTGATAATTATTACGTTTGTTGCCAGAAATAACCGATAACGAAAAGTCTTTTGAAGAAAACTCATTTAAAGCTTTAAGAAAACTGCGATTTAAATAATTGTACAACAAATCCATATCAGCTGCTTTAGTTTCTAGACTAACGCCGGGATTAAAAGCTGCCATTTTTTCTAAAGTTTTACCCACGCTATTCAATCGCATGTATAAAATAACACAAATAAAAACCAAAATTCCTATAATTAAATAATAAAAATTCATGTTTAGTACCCCATACTTGTTTTAGGAACAATACTAGAAATGATATACTGACCTAAAGATACTCTAGGTCTTTCATACGGAATATCTTCGTAAGTGTAATAATTATATTGTTTTCCATCATAACGATGAAACATATTGTTAAACGTAAATAGCTTAAAAGGTTCTAAAGAATCTCTTAATAATGCCATATCTGGTTCTAACGTAGATTTCATAATCGATGGATGAATGCTGTCACTACCAAACATAAGGATATCGCCGATTATATGATTATCTTTGCCTATTTGAAATCTTACAAGGTCTTCGAGTAAATCTCCACATGTATAATTGATTTTGGACACGTGTTTTAGTTTAAAATCGTTATGTTTTTTAAGAAAATTATAGAAATCCAGCTTTTCTTCGGTAGTTAACAAGAACCAAAAATTACGATTTGCTGGTATCATCGCAAGCAAATAAGCCATATGATCATCGCTAAACGCTTGATATTCTTTAGGAATAATCATAAGACTGTGTATTTCTGTTGTTTTAATACCATACGGAAAGATACGTTCTAATGTAAGCATCTCGATATTATGATTATCACGATACATATTATCGAGTTTATCAAGCTCTATCATTAAGAGATTATACCATTTACGATATTCTGGTTCTAACGCAGACCATTTTTTAAACGATTCAATATCTACGTTATTACGTTTACATACATCTTTTATTTTTAATTCAGAGGTAGACCACGTTTTAGTATATACTTCATGTTTTTCGGTTTTAATTATCATTTTTATTTACCTCCCAGTATCTTAGAAATATCTTCGTTATTGATATGAGACAATTTGTCGGCTAACAATATTTGATCCACTTTATCGATCGTAATGATATTTTTATTAGAAGCATTGACAACCATAGGCTTATAACTATAGTTCGTTGGAAATGCAAGTTCTTGATCTTTCGGATTAAGTTCTAGATAAGTATTATACTTATCTTTAGCTTCTTGAGAGATATAATTATAGTAGTCTGAATAAAACTTTTGATAGTTACCGATTATCAATTGTGGTGGGATATCAAGTTTGTGATCGTGAACCTGTGCATGTGAAGTTGGATCCAATGGTACTAAACCAACCATAAGCTTATAATGTATCATACAAACTTCTCGCATGACCTCGTTTTCTAACACATAAAGTCCATGTTCATCGTCATCATGCTCTTCCAACTGTTTATTAACCACTGCTTCCGTATAATCGAATAGCGTAAACGGATGATGATGAAATTCAAGTTTCATACCATTTTCGATACTGTATCCTTTGAAAAATACACAAGATTTCACGTTAAGAGTGGTCTTAAACATGTCAATAAGCCATTTATATTCAAATGAGTCACGAATACCTTTCTCAAAGTACTTGATAAGATCCGCTTTATTTTTATCCCGAATATAATATCTAGGATTAAACGGATCTTTATCAATTACTTCTTGTGGTATATTAAACGTAAGACTCTTTCCGTCATCTATTGGCTTTAGTTTTACAGCCATTTGACGTTCTAGCGTCTTCTGTTTAGCCATTTTACAATTCCCAAATTATAGTATTACGCTTATCGACAATTGAATTTTCGATGATTACTTCATTCTCTCCGACAGTCTTATCGAATACGACAAACGGATTAATAACACCGATTATATCACTGCAATCACGTTCGTTATAGAATTTTCTATCGATTTTAAGCTGAATACGTTCGAGTACCAATTTGTTAAACGAATTGATTTTGTCTGTTCCCTCAGGTTTTTCTGTAAATGCACTCTCGATGTACTTGTTAAATTCATCAAAAACGTTATCATGTGTTGTCAATTTGTCAAAATTTCTATATCCAAAACGTATATTTAGTGTACAACATGGCAACAATCCTTCGTTTTTAGAATCGTATCCATTGATAGTCAAATTTGCTCCATCGTCTTCGAATACAAGTGAAGATGTATCCGAACCAACCCAGTTTTTATCATAAGGAACCTTTTCACTAAACAAGATATCATTAAGATAAAATGGATTGATATTGTATTTTACCATGTTAATACCGCGTATCGTTTTAGATTTAACGATTAAGCGATATTCAGCCATTCTGATTAGTGTAAACAGCAAATTTCCTTTGATATCAAGTCCATTTTCATCAATTTCGGCTGTTTTGATAAACGTATTGGACTTATTAATAGCTTTTGGTACGAGTTCGAGATACAAAGTCTCTCCATTTTCGATAATTTTCACTTTTTCGAGTATTTTACCAACAAGTTCATTTCGTTTGTCGTTAACATGAATAGAGAATTTTTCTTCACACAATTTGTCGAATTCGGCGTTATCAGTTATCTCTTTCTTAAAATCACTAGTAAATTTGACATTAAACGAGTAGACTTTCAACGATTTTGGAAAACCATTATAGAAATCTTTGTGTTCAAAAACTTCAACAAAGTCATCAATTGTGTCAATAGGCAAAT